TAGTTCTTTGAGCGTCTTGTGTAGGTCTGATTCCCACCACTTGAAGAAGGCTTCAACGTATGGATTAACGTCATTGATAGTATAAAGTTGACTACTATCATGAGTGTGAGAAAAATGGTTGCGACCGTCGGAAACCAATTTGGTATATGGTCCATTGCGATGAATGTCACGAACCCAAGTAGTGCTGAAAGCAGGATTGCAATAGCTGCAAGCGAACTGACAAGTGCGATCGAAAGCAATTTCCAAGGTTTGTAAGTTAACGTCTTGTTCTGGTCTAGTATTGAAAGCTTCATCTAAATCTTTATCCTCATATATAACTGTTTTATAAACACGATCACTGATCGCATCTTTACCCATATCTTCAATCTTCCAGCAGTATTCACATCCAGCTGGTCTTTCCCCCTTTTGCATCATAGCACGTTCACTTTTCTTTTGCTGAGTGTTATGTATTGCTTTAGGATTGGTTTTAATTGCTTCTACATCAATGGCGTGTGGCAAGGGATGGTGACAGCTAGTCGTCTGTCCACTACCTAACCAGATAGTAGCATTATACCATTTGGCCGCACAGAAACTCTCTGACTTGATGTCAATTACTCTGCGTTTGTATTGCAAATCTGTTTCGTTAGTAATTTTTGCCATATTAGAGATTTTTAAATACCTGTGCTATTGCTTCTTTTTTGAATGGTAATAAGTCAAATAATGCCTCATTTCTAATATTATCTAGTAATAATGTATGTGATATCGTATCCTTAAAGAGCTGTTTATTTACATTATTATTAATTTGTGATCTCATAAATTTAATTTTATTTTTATCTAAATATAATTTTTCAATTTGATCAACACATGCTAGTGCTTGATCTTTTAACGAATCTGGTATTGCTGATAAACTTAAATAATCTGGAAAATACAAGTCTGTTAAATTTACTTTAAAATCTTTAAAATATTCTAACAATTCATCAATGAACCAGATATTTAAAATACTTACAGTTGTAGCAATAGTCAATGATAAATTATTAGTTGACTGCTGATATGTTTTTAATTTTAAAAGATTATCAATAACATCTTGCCAATCTGCACCCGATCTAATTAAATTAAACTTTTCTCCTACGGCATCAATACTTACCATTACTGTTACTTGTTTAAAATTCTTCCACAACTCTAATATATTCTTATCTTTAAATTTTAATGTAGTCAAATTTGAATTGTATTGTAATTCAATATTTTTACTATATCCTAAACTAATTAACTTTTCTAATATCTCCCAATGCTCAACATTAATAAAAGGTTCACCACCAGTATAATATATGCTGTGTACTGTAGGTGTTAATATATAATCTTTGTATGATAAAATATCTTGTTGTTTGATTGGGATCGTATGTCCTAATTCTAAGGCCCATTGACTGCTATTTTCTGGGCAACAAGTCCTACATTTTATATTACATAAATTGCTATTCCTTATATCAATAAATTGATATCCTGGTGCACTAGTTTTTTTAGAATTAAAGTTCTGTCTATAACTAATAGCGCCGCGGGCTTCTGCATCTATACATTTATTACATACACTCGGTGCAGAATCAGTCCTAAGATCAGCAAACGGATCATTACCTATGTCTTTAATATCTTTTTTATAACTCCAATCAATGAAACAACAGGGCGTTATAGTTCCATTTTGATAAAAGGTGACTCCGTGGTCGATCGCTCCGCAGGTCCAGTTATTTGCATTCGTTTTTACCATTCGTTGTATTTAAGTAGTAGTTGACCAAGCTCATTAAAAGTTGAAATAAAATCTTCTTTACGATACAAGTCTTTTTCTTTTGTCCAAAACTTAAATTCTTCCCAGGGTGTTTTTAGTTCATACATTTTAAATATTTTAGGTTGGCTATTTAATAATCCAATAATTGGCAGTATGGCAGGTCGATTTAATTTTCTAAGTCTAGCTTCGATCTCTAGTTTAATAGTAGATGGGAATACATTAACACAATAATATGATGGCCATTGGACCATTATAATAAAAGGAATTATATTATATTGTTCAAAATATTCAAATACTTCATTAATATACCAAACATTCAATGCACTAACGGTAATAACAGGTTTTAAATTAATGGTTGCATATTGTTGACTAAATGCTATTAATTCTTTAATATTTTTTTCTGCCTCGTCCCAATTACCCGGGTGCCGTATATAGGTAAATCTAGGACCAATTCCATCTATACTCATATTAACAATGACGTTCTTAAAGCTAGATAAAATTTTGCGCCATTGGTCAGTTAATTCATGTGTCATGTTTGTACTAACGGAAAAGTCGATATCTTTAGCACGGCCTTCATTGACTAATTTTAATAAAAACTTAGGAATCTGATCATCTAAAAAAGGCTCACCTCCATATAGTTCAATTCTTTCTATATTATTTGAAAATTGATATAATTCTTCTAACTGATCATCAGTAAAGTTTTTTTTAAATTTTTCTTTTGTATAGATAGTATTTGAAATATTATTCTTTTTTTCGTAATGTGCACCTTCAATATGATACAAATAACTATCAATACTCTGACAGGTGCGGCATCTTAAATTGCAAATATTACTGACTTTAATGTTTAAATGTCGCGGGCCGCTAAGATAATAGTTGGGACTTGTATAATCTAAATTAGCAGGAACATCTTGTTTTAAGTATTGTCTTTCACTAATTAAGCCCAGAGCTTCTTCGCTCCAACAGCGTTTACACATAGGTAATTGTTCGCCATCTTTACTACGTTGTCGAACATTTTCTAATGTCGAGTTTATCCAGATAGTTTTAATATCATCTTTATCAAATTTAAATGCTCCGCCACCTAATGCTGTGCATGGGCTATATGATCCATTAGAATCAATGGTGGCATCTAAGAAAAAAGCAGGGCATGTATTAGGATTAATTTCGGGCATGATTGCGACAGATCTCCCACCATTCTTTCATCTCAGGAAAAGTTTTTAAAAAATTAGTGCCACGACGACGATCGTGTTCATTAAAAAATCTATAAAAATCGGCTTGCTGTTGACGCACATATTCAGGATCTAATTTTTTTCCTTCTTGCATCCAATCAATATCTCTCTGAAGCCGCTGGAGTTCATAATCTTTAAATCCTTTAAATCTTGTTTCTTCGGTCTCAATCCATTTTAACATCCAACACCACAAGTGTTCAAGTTTATCTATATATGGTTCAGGTAATAGTTGCATGCTCATCCATTTTGGTGTTCTGAGCAACGGTGTATCAAACCATACTCGTTGATATGTGTTGGAATATATTTGTCTTAGCCCATGTATGCCAGCTAGTAAATGAGAAAGACCCACAACATTCAAATTAGTCATAGTAATAATAAATGTAATTGATGATTTGTTTGGAATTTCATTTAAAAATTGATTAACACGATCCCAAAGTAACGCATAGTCAAGCCCGTGACGTATATACTCTGCCTGATCACCAAACGTATCTATACTTACGTATTGCATAAAGTGTTCAACATTGTCACCTTCACAGATTTGTTTAACATACGCTTTATATTTTTGCCATAGTTTTTCATCAACTGAAAAATTACTAGTGACATTTAAGTGTAGATCAGGTTTAGGGTTTGCTAATACATAATCAAATACACGATACGTATTTTTATCCATCAATGGTTCACCGCCGGTCATACGAAAATGTTTTAATTCAGGATACAAAGTAGGCCACCACTCCCAAAATGCTTCTACATAAGGATTGTAGTCTTTAAATGGGATAGGTTTGCGGTCACCCTTAAAGTAAATAGGATCGTTGTGTGGAACTGCTGTTGGCCACGAGCCATGTTTATTTGCTTCATCTTCCCATGCAGTTGAATATTGTGGACTACAATAACTACACTTAAGATTGCAATTGTGATTAAAATTTACTTCTACATAACTTGGAATAATATCTTGATCCCACGGTTGGTTAGTTACTGCGGAAAATGCTTCGGCTGCCCAGGGCTCACCAGATCGGTAATGACGATCACTTAAATTGCCTGCATCTTCTATAGTCCAGCAGTAGCTACATTCGCTTGGTCGTTTACCTTCTAACATTAATTTTCTTTGTTCTTTTTTGTACGAGGTATTATGTAATGCACTTGGATTTATTTTTATTTCTTCTATTGGAATTCTATGAAGAGGTGGGTGATAACAACTATTGTTCCATCCAGTGGTTAAATGTAAACTAACTTGTTTCCATTTAGCAAGACAAAGACTTGGACTAACTTGAGCTAAACGGTCTTTCATTTGTTCAGCGTCAGATAGAAATTTAGATTTAAAATCTGAGTTTACTTCATCACCTTTATTATTCATTTGTTTACATCAACCTCACGCACCATTGGACCAAGATTTTGCCAATTTGATCTATAATGATGTTTGAAAAATTTACTCTGAGTTGCAGTCATATTAACTATTTCCATACCTAATCTAGACAAACTATCTCCGTATTGAGAAAGCATCGACTGCACATCTTGCTTTTGTACTGTTTCCCATTTTTTATCTAAAAAATCAAACCATTGAACTTCTCTATAATCCCATTCAGTTAACATAGTCATATATGTACCAAGGCGTGCGCCTGCCATGGCCCAATGGCCATTTTCAACATCTGCACCAACATTATGCCAAATTGATAAATTATCAAGATTACTGCGATGTATCCGATCTTGAAACTCACTAAGACTAGGGCGACTGCCACGATCTAAGCACATTTTAACCCCTTCCCTAAATCCTGCACGCCAGGCCTGAAAAGGTGTAGCATTTGGATATGTTACGCTATAACAATCATGCATGGGCCAATAAAGTGGATCAAAACAAAATTCTACTTGCGTATTTTCATCCCCGTTAGAATTTTCATGTGTGCGCATATTATTTACAAACTCTCGTGTCCAGCAACTTATGCCACCATTACCATACATAAGCGCATTAATATGATTACGGGCACGCCAACGAAATACTGCTGAATTCCAGGTATCGTCAGGTAAGTCTAAGGTTAAATTAAAAAATTTTGCATCTGGCAAGTTGTCACCATCTATTAATATAAAACGTTCAGTGTCACTTGCTGCCGCTGCGGCTTTGTGTGCTGAGTCTGACCCTTTAACGCCATCTACACGTTTGGCCCAAGGGACCATATTTTGTATTTTAATCCAGAATTCTTCTTTTTGTGGCTCATCGTAACTTAGATAAACACAATCTAGGTCTGCTATATCAATTTGCGTCATAATATTTTAATTTCCATTGTTGGCCTGGTCCAATGATAGTTATATCATCAATTAATGTACTATCACCCTCTAAATCAGGTACTAATTTTCTTACTTGACTATGTTTACTAGGGTTGACAACTTTTCCATTGACTACTATTAGATCATACCGACTTTCTCTATATGTTTGTTGATCTACTATTATGTAATTACCTAAATTTTCATCAGTGGTATATGAAATTACGTGGCCATCCTCATCGTAATACAGTCTGAGTTCTAATTCTTTTAATACTTTTTGCTTGGGGCGATTAAGAGCGGCTTCCCAGAAGTGTGTCATAGTGGTCCTCAAGTTGATTGGCAAATTGTTTAATAAAATAATGTGTTGGTATTGTTTGTTGTATTGTATTAATTCTTAATCCCTGTTCATTTAACTCCCAAACAAGTTCTTTAGTCCAGTCCTGGCCATGACAATAATTAATTTTACCTTTCATATGTACAAATTGTGGAAAATTTATTGGAAGGGTGTATTTTTCTTTGCCTAATAATATCATTGCTAATGCATATACTGTATCTGTGTCTGGTTCTTTTTGATTCCACCCTTTTAATGCTAATACTACCTGATTCCAATTCTCAAACAATGATCTAACAGTTTTAAAAAAAGTTACAGCTGATTCCGACCAACGCCAATAGGTTATAGCATTATATACATCAGGTAATTGATTTGATTCAAAGTGCGATCGATAAAATTTAACTGAGCTTTGATAACCATAAAAGTCTTGTGTGCCCCGGGCAACAACTAAATCTCTTTTTTCTAATATTGTCCACCAATGATCTATACTACCATTAAGTATCATATCAGCTTCTAATTTAATAGTTTCTCTAAATGGGCTAATCTCAAATAATTGCCAATCATTTGCTAGAAAACCCTGATCGCCGTGGGGCAGAGGCAAGCAATAATCAAACACAGGATCATCAGATGTTCCCACAAGACAAATTTTAGCTGTTGGCATGAACCAACGTATACTTTTAGCCAGAGCACGAGCACAAGTTATATATGTTTGGTCATTATGGTCTTGTGCTAATATTAAATAGCCACGTTCTGCAAGAAATTTACGCAACAAGTTCTCCTAGACAAAGTTTATTTAACACATGTAAGTCCTGCCCTAAAATAGAAAGATATTGTGATCTTTGTTGTTTAAGATAATTTAAATTAATTCTATCTTCATTGACATTAAAAGTTACATCAGTTGACACATTTAATAAAGGCCAAGGTATATTATAGTCATTTGTTATTCGGTGCCCACTTAATATTGATAATGCAATACTAAAAGCATAATCATTCCTAAACGGCTGTTTTGCAAATTTATATAAATTAGCATAATGACTATAGTTTTCTAGTATCATTTTAATAATGTCAAATATTTTCTTAGTTCTTGGATCACGGGTAAAATAACAAACAGTTGCCCACGTTTGTGGAAACTGTAGTTCTCCAAATTTTTCGTGTGCAGAAAACTGGTTACGACCAGTTGCATCGACTACTGTCTGATGGCAGGCAAAGTATTGACTACTATCAAATAATTTTAATAGTTGATCGCTAGAAACAATATAATCAACATCTAAAATAATTGTTTGATCATAAGGACTTAGTTCCCAGGCAGTATGACGAGCTGCATTATACCATGTTGAGTATTGTTTATCAACGGTTGGGTGCATTATTCGTCTGCCTCCACTTTTAGCTAACGTTAAATCTGAAATTATTGTAGTTGGCAATCCAAGATATTTCTCAATTCTTTTAGATGACCATTCAGCTATTTTCTTATAGTTTATAGTTTCATTATTAAATGCATAAAGTAATACACCGCGTGTCATCGTTGTTTATTAGTTTCAGCTAGTTCAACTTTCCAGGCATTTAGTTGTTCCTGCCATCGTTCTATAGCTATAGTTAGTAATTTTTGTTTATTTACTAATATTGGCGAATCATATAGATCCAATAGAATTAACTCATCCTGATTGATAGAATTGAGTAATATGATTAATTCGGGCCCGGCGCGCCACATACCACCTTGCTCAGTAAAAATCATTTTAGCTTGGTATTTTTCTTTAAGAATTTGTCGGCTTGCTTGATGATCAAACCGTGCTTTAATTGTGCTTGAGATATTATCCATAATTTATTATAACATAATTTTAGTCAAAATAAAAGGGCTTATTTGCCCTTTTATTTTTAATTTAACCAAATTTTAGTTAACTTGAACTATTTGATGATGCTAGTGTTGGAGTTCCCCAAGTATTTGATAAAACTGTTGTAGCTGGTTGTTTAGCTATCATAGTAACTACCATAGAACCATCAACTTTGTCAAGACTAGCTGGATCGGCGTCTGTTATGAATTCTGGATTACCAGTATCATCCGCTGCATCGTACATATTAACAGTAAATGTTAATTGTGGTGTATTACCACTTGTTTTACTTGCTGATAATGTTATATAATTACCAGTGTACGGTGAAGTATCAGCATATTGCGTAGCAATAACCTGAGGTGATGTTGTTAATTGGTGATAATTTATTGTAGTAATCGATGTTCCTGCTCCACCAGTGTTGCCACCAATTTTGGTAGTGCCAGTATAATTGACTCCTCCAATAGTATGATTAGACGAACCAGTTAAAAACCAAGTTCCGGCTCTAGAGCAAAGATCTGCCCATTCTGCGTTTTTATCATTTGATGTTCCGCCACTACGAGCAAATGTAAATGCTATTGCACCACCCGCATTGAAGAAATATCGTTGGCTAGCATCATTGGCAAATGTCACTGTAAAATTATGTGTCATTGAAGTATACCAAGTACTGGTACTAGTAGATACACCACCTGCTGTAATATCAGTTCCAAATGCATTTGCATTATTTCGAGCTGCAAAAATACTTGTTAAGTTAGAACTCACTGTGCCTAACGCAGTAATTGTATTAGCGGTAGTTAGAGTAGCATACGCGGCAACTGCTGTATTTTGGTGTGAACCAATATTTTCAATTTTATCTAACAAAGAATTCCACTGCGTAGCTGATATTGTAGTTCCAGCTGAAACTGAAGTAGGTCCACCTGCTTGACCGTAACCAAGATTACCGCTACCACTTCCCCAGAGAGAATTTAAATTGGCAACAGCATGATTAGGAGTTCCATCAGCTCCGCCGGTAATAAACGTATTGTATTCATCATCTAAGATGGTTTGACCTGTTGCGTATGACATATATCATTATTCCTTAAAAAATAGTTTTAACTTGAGATTACAACAATTGCCTCTACAAGTCCTTCTTCAACTGTTGCTTTTGATCCTAGTGCTCTGCCAATTACATTAAATGCAGTAGCTTCATTTTCTTTAGCTGACCGTGCAAGTCCGTTGCCTGCTGATACTAAACGATCACCTTTGCTTACTGTTCCTATTACTCGAACTGGTACTCGACCTTGCATTGCTACTGCTGGATGTGTGTCATTATTACCAGCACTTGCATTCATTAAATATGCTGCCCTAGTACTAATAACACCAAATACCTCACCTGTTAATTCTTTTTTTGCTTTAGTAATTTCTGCTGCGCCACCTAGTTCCACTACAGTACCTGGAAGCAAAATCTCGTCAGACTCAAATCTTTCAGCTAAGTCGGCGTATTGGGCTGATGATGCTAGCCCAGTAAAGGTAGTAGCGTATATAGTTGCAAATTTCAATACAGAACTACCCATATTAATCGTATTGTTTGCTCCTGGAAGTACGGCGCTTGTTGCTCCGTCAATATTAAGAACAGTAGTTGTAACACCACCGTCATTTACTTTTAAAGTAATATCGCCATCTGATGTTTGGTTAGCAATTGTTACATCGGAGCCACTTACACTAATTCTTAAATCACTATCAACTCCAACAGCTAGACCAGTGTCATTCAGTACACCTAATGTACCTGAAGTTGTATCATTGGCTATTGCGCTTAAGAAGCCAGTTGAATCAATATTATCTAACAATTCCGCATTTGTTGCTGTGCCTTTAAATACAGCATTTGCTACACTAGTACTCAAGTTTAGACCTGGACCAATTGTTGCAAATCCTGTAATAGCAGAAGCAGGAGTAAACGAAGCATCTTTACTAATAATAGCTACATTACCATCTTCGGCCATTAATTTAACCACGACGTGATCAACTGATGCATTATCTTCAAGAGTGACAACAATAGCGCCCGACACACCTGTGCCAGCAGTAAATGATGGACCAACTAAAATGAAATCTGAACCATCATACACATTTAATTGTGCGTTAACTGAATCATACCATAAATCACCAGTAACATTACTTGATGGAGCCGCTGATGCAGCTGTAGCTGATCCTAAATTTTTAAATGTAGTACCATTATAAACTTTTAATAAGCCGCCTGTTTTATCAAACCAAAGTTGACCAATAAGTGGTGAAGCTGGTTGAGTAGTATTTGCTCCAGATTCTAATAGTTTCATCATATTTTCATTGAGAAACTCACCATAACCTGCATAGTTTTTACCAACGATTGTCAATGAACTATCTGTATTAATAGTACCGTCGGCAACTGTGGCAAAAATTGACCCATTTGTTAAATTTATTGTATAGCTCATTGTTTTACATGTCCTTTAATATTATTTATCTAAATTATAATATGTTACTATTTATCCTAACTTAGATTGGTCAGAGTTTGTATCCTAACCGTGTAATCGATTTGAATTTGTCGATTTAAGCTTTTTTGTACTGGATGGAAAATAACGTGAGTCACTAAATCCAAGTCAGTGGTGCTACCTTGCCATGTTTTAAGTCCAAGTTCATCAAATACAAATTCACTGTCCATTCCGGTTGAATTATCAAACGCTTCCTGTCCTTGAGGCTCACCGTAATCTAATAAACAAGAAATTAAAATATCTGTATATACCTTTCCCGACGTGTGTAAAACTGTTAATTTGTTTCTTGCAGTGTCTGTATTAGATACAGATGTATTATCTACTACTTTTGCGTATGTTTTATTATATAAATCAGCGTTTCTTCCAACTGAATTTGGCGGTAGGTATGTAATAACCCCAGTTGGGTCCACAGATGAGCCACCATTACCAAATGCCATTTCGTATATTTGCCCTAAATTCTTATTAGACATGGCCTGAGCTAAACTATTTGAGAAATTTTCATAATGAATAGCATTTCTTTTATCAACTATGACTTCTTGTGTATTTGGATCAAATATTTTAATATGACCTTCAATTAATACACCGCCGGCTTCGTTAGGTGAAGTTTGTTGTTCTTTATTCATAGTCTCCAGAGTCTCTTGTATTGATTCATTGTTCATACTATATTTACCTTCAATTAATCGAGTCCTAATAAGAATTTAGCCGGAACTGTTACAGTTTTTTGTAACGGCCTGCCGTCAGATGCGGTACTAGCACCTTGAGCATACCAAATTTTATTGTATGACCAATTTAAATACATATCTATACTTATATTATGGCATATTGCGTTGGCTGCATGTGAGCTTATTGCTGTTCCTGCTGTCCCACGTCGAAGTCCACTAATGGAATTATTACTTGCATTTATATATTTATAAGTGATTCGTTCACCATCAATTATGACTACTCCGTAAACGTTTGATTCAAGATTAGGAGTAGCTAATTTTGTAACGTCGTAAACATAAATTACATCATCAGTGGTATCTACTTGTTGAGCTAAAGTTGTTGCATTGCCTTCGTCACCTCGGTAAATTGCAGTATTTCCTCGCATATCTTTAAATAAACGGAACTCTAGTTTTTTTGGCACAACAATTTCTGATTTTAATGTAACTGTAACTACATCTGCAATTTGTACGTCGATTGAGTAAAATTCAAGTTTACTCGAGTCGTCAGCTTGCATTTTCCAATGGACCCCAGAATATTTCTTAATTCCGTTGACATGTACAGTAAGTCTTGACGCATCAGTTATTTCTCGACCTAAATCATAAACACTTTGATCAATAGTAACACCTTCTTGTTTATCAAAATTATCACTATCATATTCTACTGCATCATACGCTTGCATAGTAGTATAACCTGATTGAGTTGGACCTTGGTATACTTTAATTATTTGATCTAATTCGGTGGTATTGTTATATGTCGTAATCATAATATGGTCACCAACAGTTAGTGGTGTTTTAAATGTAATCATGTTTAAATTAGAAACATTAGCAAGTCTTGAAATACTATAGTCTGAAGATGTTCTTACAAATATCTTAATATGAGCCTCATCGGCAGGAGCAGTAGTAAAAGTAACTACTCGGTCACTACTACCGTCATCTAAAGATACAATAAAGTCTTCATATAGGCGTTTTTGTATATCATCAACATAGACTCGGATATCATTGTCTGCAATTGAACTTACTGGAGTAAGTGTCTCAAGAGAAAGAGTAAAATCTACAGTTGTAGCATCACCATACCATTCGAATCCTTCGGGCGGTCTTGCTCGCTGACCATTAATTTCTACTAACGCCGTGTCTGGATTTGTTCCTTGTATATCTTGGCTTAGCGAGTAAGAAGTTATTGTTGCATCAGTAACATAAAAATATTGTGTACTTGGATGACTTGATGTATGAACAATTCCCTCATTGTGTGTTACATATAAGGATGAGGTTTCACCGACGGCAAAGCCCATAATACAAACATGTAAGTAATCACCAATTTCCAATGGTTGTGTTCCAAAATATTTAACCTTATCTGGATTTTGTATGCCGTCACTGTCAGTATCAACAGCGCCAAAAATTATTTTAGTATGGTATGTTTCATACTCTTCAAAGATATAATTAGTTATTCTTGAGCCATTACATTTAATCATTGCCTCTTTAATTTCAGTATGCCTCACCGGAACAATAATAGTAACAGTGCCATCTGAATTTAAATAATCCCCAACAGCATAATGTTCTAATATTAATTGATTACCACCACCTATACCAAAACTAGTGATGCCAATAGTTTCGCCAACAGTTGCTCCACTAAGTATGGTGATTGTTTTATTAAGCCAATTAATAGTATAATCAATTACACCAGCGGCCGGAGTTACATATTCAAATCGTAGTGTTGTTCCTTGTGTTATATTGTAAAGGCGAACAGCAAACGGATCGACAACTAAGTCGCCAAAGTAAAAAGTAGTCGTAACTCCATCATATTCAAAGAATCGTGTTTTCTCGTCTGCGCTAAACCCTACATTAAGATAGTCGGCTCCCGGACGAGTTTTAACTCTAAGACTTAACGTATCAAAAATTGCTGCAGGTAATAATTCTTCGGGCGCATGACTATTATAGTTATCAACGTATGCACCGCCAACAACATCAATGTCTGTCGTTGCTCCAAGGTATGCTTCTAGGAAATCCTGTCTACTATAAATTGTATCAAGTATTGAATCAGAATAAGTTGGTTTACCTTCTGGGCCAAACTCTAGGTTATCATATGGATTAATATCAAAATTGCCCACATCCAAGCCAGTATTTTGATTAAACCTTGGACCTAAAACTTGAACACCGGGATAGTCTGTTCCTGATACTAATAGTGCTAAATCAATCCCTGGTGAGCTTTCTCTGGGAATATACAAGCCCATAGTTCTATCAACACCTGACAATTCATCAATTGAGGCTGCAGTATAATCCAATGGATCAAAAGAGGTTTTACTTAATGTTGACCCGTCTGCATAACTTGCTTTCCAAACTTTATTATTATATCTAAGTAATTGATTTTGATCGTATGCTGTCAGTGGTTCCCAATCAACAACGCTGGTAGTGAGATCTGTTCGATCAAATTTAATTGTAGTTTTGTATGATCGCACAGTTCCCGGACTGCAAATTGCGTAGGCTGTGGCTCCTGCACCATTACCGCCAACGAATGTAATTAATGGGGTAGACGTGTAGCCCACACCAGAATATATTACTTCTACACTAATAACTTTTCCGGCGGTGCTAATTTTAGACACCATTGTAGCTGGAGTAGTACATTCACCTATAATAACCACAGTTGGTTTAGTTGTGTAACCACTTCCGCCATCGGTTATGTTCACTGAGTCTATACTTAATGTAAAATTATTTTTCCACTGTGAGTATAAACCACTATCCCAAATTGGGTCTGAAAGTAAATATGCACCTTCGCCTCTGACAATTGCTGCTTTTAACATATGACGCGGACTAATAAATTTACCTAGTTCGTTGTTATAAAATGCTGGCAAATCAAAGTCAGTGGTATCACCAACATAATTATCATCGCCTTTATAGGTTAAATTAAATTCTTTAACCTGAGCATGGTATGGTTTAACTTCTTGAATGTAGTCTTCAATAAATGTTTGGTTATCTTGTTTTAAAATAGTAAATGGTTTAAGTTCTCGCAAGGTATGATGTACATCAATTAATGATGTTTTAGAAAGCCACTCAATTGAAGTTTGTGTACTAGTGATATAATTAAACATTAAAATTATAGAATCTATTCTATAATTTGCTAGATCATCAATGAGTAATTCTTCATTAATAGCTTTGATAATCTGCCTAGTTTCAATGGTTGGTTCTTCATCCCAGTGTTGTGCGTCAAATACTTCAATATCAAATCCATGATTGTCAATGGAATAGTCAAATAAGCCATCGCTTATTTTAATCGTGCCGTTTTCTAATCCAACTCTGGTCCACCCGTCAGTATCTAAACGATAAAGTTCAAATTTATTTTGCGCATTTGCTGTAACTTTAACAATATCATCGACATTGACACTGTTGCTTAATGTCAGTAAGAGAGAATATGTGCTTACTTCCTTTATTGGTTTATTTAAAAGATCATAATCATCTTTATACCAATTAATATATTCCCAATATTCTGTTGTATTAAAATTTTGTATTCTAGTTAACAATAATGACTTATCTGCCTGGACTGTGTATATTGTCCATCTGCCGCCATTTGATAAATCGGATTTAATTAAATAGCGATATCCCGTAGAAACTGCGTTTAAATTCTGATAACTTAACTCATCAAGATCATTGACTAAGAAATCCCAGACAGCCGCTTCCTTTGTTGGTTCTTCTTCTTTACTATTTAATAAAGTTAAAGATTTCATTTCTACAATAGGGTGTTTAGATAATACTCGATTAATTGATGTTATATAATTACGTAATGCAGTATACCTGTCAATAAACATTGTTTGTCTTGGTCTAAACCCAACACCTGAAATATTTGTCAATGACAATTTTGGATCAGGTACTAAATTACCGGCAGTATCTTTACCACAGAGTGAGTCTTGAAATTTTCTATATATTTGTGTACTTAAAAATTGAGAAGGGTCATTTTCACGAATTAACTCATATTCAGCATGTATGTTATTTTCTGTTTCTATTTTATCAAATTCTATATGCAATACACTATTAGTATCAGATATAAATGCTTCTGTATTATATAATGCAACTGAATTTTTATCTAGGAACGCAATAAATGGAATTCCACTTGATTTGGGATTTTCAATATATTGTTGAATGGTTGTGGTGCTTAGTGTTTTACCACGGTTTTTATTAACTGATGTTAGTCCTTTGACCCAGAAATAATATTGGGTTACTAACACACCATTATTATTAACATCACTTAATATGCTATAAGAGGTTGTGCTCTTTGGTGTTCCATCACCGGCATATTCTGCTGGATGAACATCACTTTGGATCCATTGGTAAACATCGATACTAGATCCTTTAAACAATTGACTTAATCTTTTCGCTCTATAATCAATTGTAGATTGGTGGTAGTCAATAAATTTACTATTTGTTACATCCCACCAAATTATACCAACCCGTTCGTTGCCCCAGGTACTATCATAGATATTTTTTGTTCCGTTATTGTATGCGGCCGGATCAGTTGGTGATATGATATCAATATTTTGTTGCGCTGGTCCTAGTATTTTTCCTTGAAGTGGATCAATATAATCTAAATATGTTAAAATTTTGTTTGTTGGATGATTGTAAATGAAGACACTATCTATTAATTCTACATTAACTTGAGCGACTTCTTCCCTTGCCACTGTCCAACTACTAACTTGTTCTGTATTATTGAATCGTACTAAACGACCAATTTGTGATTCGCTGTCAGGTTTATGATACGCTGGGCTACCAATGAGTAATTTACCATTAGAGTAATTAACCGATGTTCCATATAAAGACTGAGGTTGAACAAAGATATCAGTTACTTGTTGACCAAAAACAAATCGTCCAGGGTTCAGAAACGTATCATCTGATGAACCTAAATAATCAAATGTGTATACTGCGCCACTATCTGTTTGAATATCTTTAATAACTGTGCTTTTACTATCTAGGAACGTTGCATTATCATCTAATGTTACTATTAAATTTGTTGGGGCATTAGGGGCGCCAATGGCTATACTAAGAGCATTACTGCTAACATCAATACTAGAGCCAAAATGTGCATATTCTTTTGGGAATGGATTAACCAACGTTTGCATATAAGGGAACAAGTCTAGCCCAAGATCATCAATGGCAGTTCCGCTTCCGGGAAGAATGTATAATCTGTTAGTCAGTGGTGCTGCTTTTAGATTAATTAAACTTATATAGATTTTATTATTTGTATTACTCGCCACAACATTTGGTATGCCAGCATCATTAATATCATCTACAACAGAATTTAATGTTGTTCCTGTTAGTGTTATATAAACATTATTAATTCTGATAACATTACCAATTGTTACTGTTGGAGAAGTAACTGTTCCAAGAATACTTCCGTATAATCTACTTTGATTAATAAATCGAGATACGTTTCCTGAACTATCAGCATTAAGTAAACTAACATTAGGAGCACCAACGTATATAGAACAGTTAGTTTCGCATATAGCAATTGCGTATCCAAATTGAGCACTTTGAATATCTCCAGGTAGATTTAATGTTTTTACATAAGCCATATTATTAGTTTCTATATCAACAAAGTCGCCCATGTTAATTATATTACTATTAAATGTAATAGTGTTGGTTACTGAAGTATAACTTTTGTTTTTAAAATAATAATTACCGTTCACTTGTCTTTTATTATTAATTAAAACCTCTGGTCTGCCAACAATGGCAGATGTTGTAGTATAACTCAAGGTGCTTAAATTTGTAATTATAAATCTTTGAACATCTCTATCAAAAATAAATGCTTGGCCCACAGTATCGGTACTATCATTTCCTTCTGCATCAATTGCACCAATGACAACCTGTCTACCGTCCCCGGTGGTGGCTATACTTGATCCAAAACGTCGAGGGTTCGCTATCGGACTTGTTATGGTTGTAAAATATTTAAAGTGGTCACGGGCTTCTACTGTTAATAAGCTGCCTATTGCGGGGGCACTATTAAGAGTTAAGTTTCGATTGGCTGAATTAAAAGTATAATCATAATAAGGACGAAGTAACTGATTAGCAACTTTAACTGATAGTGTATCAATATTAGTTGCTCCGTATAACATATCAAGAACAAATATAGTTGTGCTGCTATCGCCATCGGCAGAATAAAAATGTTTTCTGTTTATTTCAATTCTTGAACCAAGACTTGGTGCAGAGTCAAATATAACTTTTCCGGCGGCTAAGGTATAATCTGTTATTGGGGTACGTAAATTATTGTTTACAACAACAGATATTTCATATGCAGTCGAAACCATAATGTTATCACTGATAGTAAATGATTTTGTTTGTCCGTCACCTAGAATACGCATTTTTTGTAATTCAAATTCAACTAACTGGTATCCAAATACTTTATCTACTCCGGGTGCGCCAACCCACAATATTCTACCATCACTGCTAATTGCTGCACTATAACCAAACTCTGATTGTGTACTGTCACCTCGACCAACAGGAACAGTAAGTAGTTGCCATTCAACAAAATTACCAGTTTCTAAAAATTCTCTAATTAATACTGCATACCCTTCTTCACTTTTAGATAGTGGCGCACCAACTACATTCCAACCAAGCCCGCCGGACTCAACAATGTGGCCATAGCCTGTTTGTGCTGTAACACCTAAGGTAAATATTGGTCCTGGCTGAAGATCACCAGTACTACTGGATTGACCAAATACATAAACTGCGCCTGCGCCCGAATTATAACCAGATGCGCCAACTAATGCAATTTTTCCGTCGGGTGATTGTGATACGCTTGATCCAAAGTTACTGTCTTGTTGGGGAGTGTCTTCGATGACTGTAGGATATGAATCTACGAACACATTATTTTTTTCTAAAACACCCCAATTACCGTTAGATATATTGTTTACCCAAATCTTTTCACCGTCTTTGATTTCTAGTTGAAAAGGAAGATCAGCAATAGCACTTGGTTGTTCCACTCTTGCAGAATTTAATTTAAATGCCACACCCGATGCAACAATTTCTGTAACTCTATCCGGTAATGAAAGACTAATTGTAATTTTATCTAAAGAAACAATGCTATTAACTATATAGGCGCCGTCAAGTATTGAATGAAAATATTTAATAATAATAATATCGTTAGCAAATAAATTGTGATGACCATCAAACACTAATGTTGCAGTTCCATTTAAATTATCTAATAATGTTATTGGTGTTGGGTCTAATACTGAAATTCTATAAACATTCCATTCATATCCGTTATCTTTAGCTACCCAAATTGGTGTTCCATCAACAATAGAATCTAGATTATTAATAATATCAGTGAGCTCATTCAAATCAAATACTTGAATAGAAATATCATCAACATTAACAAATCCCGAACTTGGCAAACTTTGATCTATATTTCTATATTCAATGATAGGAAAAATATTTGTATCAATGACATTATAACTTGATTTATAAATTTTCGTTAAGGGAATATTTTGATTTGCTGTGACATCACTAACATCAGACACAACTTTGACCGTGCCAGGATTACCAGTGACTATTGATGAGTCTAATTGTAACTCAATGTAGCTTCGATTTGCAGTAGCCCCAAATTGACCAGTCTGTATAGCCCAGTTTTCATAAATTTGATAGTCAGTTAATTCTTTTTCTAGTCTGGCACTTTTAAATAAATTAAGTGCTTGACGTGTTCCTTTATTTTTAACAAAGCCACTATAGATATTTGTTTGACTAATGTCATCTAAATTTAAACCTTGCATATAGCTTCTTGGTTTAAATCCAATTAATCCAAATCCAAGTAAATCAGCATCTTGTTCAAGATTGGCTACATTTTTATGATAATAGTCTCGAACTTGATCAGCTTTTAAACTTAAATTAGGTAAGAGTCCTTGTTTAATACTGCTGTATTCTGTGGCTACCCAATCAACAATATTGAATGCATCAGCTGGTTGAATTCTGTATGCCGCACTATAATAAATGTTTTTATATTTTACTATTTCACCTTTACTATAGTTCTTATTAGGAGACCAATCTGCTACATTATTTTGATTAAAAATAAAACCTGGTGCATTGATTGTGCCGTCCCACTTACCTGTGTTAAACCCAACTATTTTTAATCTTAATTGACGACCACCAGTCGTTGGATCGTACAACAAGTCGTTAAATATACTAGTATTGTTAAATACCAATACATGTTCGTACGCAGTAAATTTAAGATCAATGAATGCAATAGAATTTTCATCTGTAGATTTAATTACAAATTCATTACCGATTCTATCAAACACTAATTTGTTATTATTAATCACTGTTAAATTTTGATTTAATACAAAGTCGTCTGCTGTTTGGCCCATAATTGGTGCAACTACAGCTCGGCGTTTAGATATTTTAAGTTGATAGGCCGCAGGATTTAAATTAATAATACTGCCAATGTCCCAACCTTGTTGAGACCAATATAAAAATTCTTGTACTATCTGATTCCAGTTAAGATAATAATCATTTTGTTTATCATCAAATATAAAACCTTTACTTTCTAACCAACGCCCATAACTAATTAGGAAATCTGCAACAGCACTTTTAGAAGTAAACACATAACCGTACGGTACTAACACTACATTATCAGAAAAATCATTAGGGATTTTAATTGTTGTATCACCAACTGTGGTGCTTCTATAGTTTCCATTTATTACACTTTCAAATATATTAAAATATAGATTAAGTTTGCTATTGCCATAGACTGCATAACCATTATCAACTTTTTGTATAATAACTGAACTATATGATACTCGATCAAATATCTCGTTCTTATAAAGAAGAACCTCATAGCTTTCATCAGGTAATAATAGACTTGTGTTTAAAGAATTTGGACTAGACTTTTCTGTAAATATCTTAAGATATTTTTTATCAGTAAAACCGCCTGTTCTATAAACTAATTGTACCTTAGTGTTATTGAAAATATCAGTTATTTTTTGTGTGGCATCAACTCCCTGAAGATGACTGAAATCTACACACCAATTAATGTAGCTATGCTTAATAGTTCCTTTGCCGTATACAACAATATTGGTACTATTTAATCTATATCGATTATCGTATAGATACTGATTTAAGTCATCATTGTATCTATACAAATCTCTATCTGCGTTTAATGCAAAATATTGAGCAGGCTTGGTTTGTGCTAGTAATTGTTGCACTGCAAACGGCCAAGTACTAGATCTGCGCCATGCTGTTTCTACTGGTCCTTGGTCTCCAACAACCCAGGATTTTTTTAAACTTAAACGATCATAGTTGGCAACTAGTATATCAAATATATCTAATAGTTGACCTTCGTCTCCGGTAGGGATAATATCTAATAGACCAGGTCTGGCAAATTGTGGAAGATAATAAGACCCGGCCGGATCAGCAACTTTGCCGGTAGCAAGGTCATCCCATAATACAAGATTGTCTTTAGTATAAGGTGCTGCGCCATACGCATTAATCCACCAGACTGGTTTTATACTAAATCCCAACATCTCCCATGGGCGTAAATGTGGTAAATCAGTATCATAAAATTTATTTAAATTACCTCTCCACCCACCTAATAGAAGACTGTTATCAACTCTGTCTGTGGCCGAACTATAATTCCATGTTTTTGAATTTGCTTGATCATACTCTTGCGTTTTATAATCAAGCTTATTCCAACTAGTCCAAGTCAAAAAGCTATTATACATTAATTCTGTAATTTCAGACTCTGAGTAGTCTGTTGTTCTAAATTTACCAGGAATAACATCATAATAGTGCAACGGAACAGTATTCCCAACTAATTTTAAATTATTAAAAATTCTTTTTTCAAATTCAAGCAATACATCGTCACGATTGTCACCTAATGCTATAGTTTTGGACCCATCATGACCTTGAATTATTGTCTGAGGAGTGGAATAACTGTCATCTGTAAAAATTTCAGGTACATAAGCGTCATACAGACCTAATTTTGTAGGAGTACTTGGAATAAAACTACCTGAAGTTGATTCATACTCTCGAATAGTTATAATATCATCAACTGCTAAATCAATTTCAATTGTAAGGCGAGCTGTATCTACTGCTACTGTATAATCTAAATCTTTAATTAAAAGTTCATCATTGAGATAAACTAAAATTGCAGTATAGTTTGCTTTAGTAAAATCATAAATCCTAGTTAACGCAAACTGATTATCTGAAATTGGTGTTATAGTAAAGTTAGTTTCTACATAAACTTTGCCTGACGGTAATGTATCTGTCCAATAAAAAGAACTTTTAGGATCTCGACCACTATTAATATCAAGTAAAGCAGAATCAAGTCGATCTGCGGCTGTTCCTTGATAATCGTTGTGTGTAAGTGCATCAATTAATTTATTTTTAAATTTTTCATATTCTCTTGCAGAGTAGTTTAGGCTATTAAAGAAATTAATATTACCATCTTTCACAAATGTAGCAGCAAATTGGAGTGGTGAACTATGTTCAATAATTTGGCTGCCATAAGGAATAATATTTCCAAGATCTCTTAAATTATTTCTACCTAGAATATCTCCGCTGAGGTCAGTTACACGTTGGGCTAGGCTAACGAAGTGGTTTCTAATTGTGCCCAATGTAATTGTTTTAAACTCCATATTAACTGAGTTATCTGCCAAATTATGAGGTATTTCATAATAGGCAATTTTACTGACTTGATCACTTACAATATGAATATGGATAATACTATTAGGATCAATAGTTTTTGTTGGGGTTATTACTGTTGTGTCCAACGTAGTGATGTATGAATAGTCCTTAGGTAAGATATATTCATTATTAATATAAACAGTTACGGCATTATCTTGGTCGACCGCAGCAATATCACAATTAAATGAAATATTATCGACAACAATTTCGTCTGTGACAAAAGTAAAAATCTGTGGCTGGTCTAGCGGAGTGATTGCTGTTTGCCAGCCGGTTAGTAACGAGAAATTAGTTCTATCTTCAAATTGTCTAATAAAGCCAGTAGCAATATTAGTAGTACTACTAATATTATTCTCAGTATAAACAAAGGAATCATTATATAGATTATTTTTAAAAACAATATCGCCAACATTATTAATATTAAGATATGATAATTTTATGCCTAATACAGAGTCGACAGGGCCTGATCCTGTAGAATATGAAAATAAGTGTGTGCCGTTGAAATTACTGCTAGGATATGTATTTTGGTCACCTAACTCTTTTCCGTCAATATCAAATATATTAAATAATGGCGGTTGATTTACTTTAGTTTTTTGTTGAGCTAAAATCCATTCATCTCCACTAAATCGATACGCCTTTCCTTGGAGAGATGTTCCGCTTAGACAAAAAACTACTTGATCTTCATTGATGTTGCCGTCAGTATCAAGTGTAAGATTAATTATAGGATCTGAAAGTTGTGATGGATCAACTGTTATTCCTATAGGATCAACTAATTCAACTTTATATATTTTATTTCTAACGGCAGGGTCAGTATCATTGGCAAATATAACTCTAGAACCGTTAGTTAAAAGATACCCGTCTGTCAGATAGGTTTTGCTACCACGAACTAAACTCATTGCATCTGTAGAACGAAAATCAATGATATCAACTGCGGCTACTCCTTCTGTGCCGTGATTAAATAAACATAGTCCTGCTTTAAATTCAAGGATTGGTCGTGTTGCTCTTGCAGTCTGATCTAAAACTGGACTAGAGTTGTTATATTCAGCAGACGCTGTTATAATATTTTCATGAAACCATCTATTGGATCTTGACCAAGCATTTTTGTCAGGGCTTGCTCTGTTTATAGTAAAATAATCTTGATCAATTGGCGCATTCAAACTAGCGTCCCATGGACTTTCGTCGTAACCAAACAAATCAAACGGAACAGTCTCAGATACAGTATATGTCTCGGGTGTTTTTAAATCTCTAATATCTACTAATTTTATAGAACTACCAACTCCTTCAACATAGTAACTGTTATCTTGATAGCTATTAGGTAAAGTACGACCCCTAAATTGTACTTTTAATCCATTTGTAAATACAACACCGGTAGGTGATGTGTATGTTTTTCTTCCAATGATATCATTAATGTTTAATTCAAGTTGATTAACTTCATCGACTATTCGAATTATACCAAAATTATTTTCATTATTAGCATCTTGATAATATAAAACATCATTAATAGCCGAAATCAATGGCTGTTGTTCAAAAAAACCTTCAGCTGTTTTATAAAAATACATATTATTATGTGTAGTACCATATTGCACATGTACTTTAGTTAAATTATTAATGCTTTTAATATTACGTAATACCATAAAAGGATTTCGGCCAGCTGCATCATACACATACTCAATACGCCACACACTATAGCGATCACTTTTAAGAGTAATTTCTTCTGCTGGGTCAAATACAGTATCGTTTGCATCAAAATTATATTCGTCAAATCGTCCTTGAATTTGCCAACCTGAATCCTCTTTTGGTCCTGTATTACTATTTGTAAATATTAGTGTTCGATTTTTAAGATCTGTGATTGAGTCAATACCGTTATGTTCATCATTGAATTCGCTGACTAGCCGATTATTAATTTGATCAAATCTTAAATTAGTAACTAAGTCAACCTTAGATACCATTGGCATATTTAAATAAAAATTTTGTGCACCAGCAGTCGGAACAAGGAATTCAACAATCCCGTTGTCTTCACCATTGTTTGAAACACCCAATACATCTCTTGCGGATTGATTAGGTTGTCCAGTAACATAACCTGCTGCTCCAGGGGCGGTTTGAATATAGAATGGGTTTCCTGTCTGATTAACTATAAATTTATAGTTGCCGCCACGAATAACAGTTAAAACTGGATTGTCACCGGCTATGTCACTAAACGTATACGAATTTGTATTTCTTGTAATTGTGTATTCATCGGTTAAACTAATTTCAGTTGAGCTGACATCTACAGATGGTGGGCCTGACGGTAACCAATAATATTGACTAAAGTTTATAAGCTTATCAAAGTCAACAAACGGGTCCCATGTATAATACTCACTCGTAAATAATCTGTCGTGTCTGGTTGTGTTTGCACTTCTAACAGTTAATGCATCAATCAGTCCAGGATAGGTAATAAGATCTTCAGTGAATTGTCCATCGGCTGTTTTATAACAAATACCTGGTTCAAGTTGATATGTTGCTCTTTCTACATCTGGTTCTAAAATATAACTGTCAGCAGCCGAAACACCTAAGCCAACTTTACGACCAATATATCCATCAATCTTTTGTAATTGAGATGGCTGAACTAATTGGTCAAGAGTCGCATTTAGAAACTTTTCGTTAGGTTTAGTTCTAAATATCTCAGGTAATAGATCTAATGTTCTTCGTTGAATTGCCATTAAAATTCCAGTTAAATTATAATTTCTTGTCTTAAGGTACTTGCTGTTAATGCGTCAACTACATCAATGTCATTGATTCCTGCAGCGTTAACAAATATTTCATTTGGTGCTGATCTAATTTCGTATAGTCCACCAAACACTTTATTAGGGTCTGAAGGAACAATAACCACAGAACTTATAATATCACCTAACTGGCTATGTAGATATGCTGATAGTTCTGAAAAATAAAATGTGTCACCAAAGTCCCATTTATCAATGGTAAAGAACTTATTAAGAGCATTTACAACTTTACTTTTAATTTCACCATTAGACACCGTTACATTAAGGTGCTTAATTACTTTAATTTTACCTTGTAATCCAACATCGGCCTTGTCGCCAAACAGTGGTTTAAATGTTACAGAATTTAATATTAAACAATCTGTTGCCATCTTATAATCTTGTAGCTCATAATAATCTAAGCTCAGTTGTTCTAGAGTTGGTTGTTGAGGTTTAGATACTTTATTTGTTGAATCTTTAATATAATTAATATAATTATTATAATAGGTATTAGTAACTAAAAATAAATCAACAATATTAGTTGTTGCTGGATCTACTCTACGTGTATTTGGGCTATTGTGCTTATATTGGAAATAAAGTTCTTGGCGCCCAACACAGCGTTGATATTCTGTGGTGTTAGTTAATACAAATGTATTATCTGTGATCGTTAGTTTATAAAACAAATTAGCATCATAGGCATAAAATATTTGATCAGTTTGATATTCCGTTTTAATTAATTCAATCTCATTTAATGTAGCATATTGAGCATTGATTATATTTGCTGCCAATGGAACGAACCTTTCTAAATTATCAAAGTCTAATAACTTCTGAAAGAAAACATTTTTTAATGTTGAATTAACTGTTGGGTCAACAATATCTAAGAAAATATCTGGGTTATCAGCAACTCCATCTTTGTCTTTATCTGCAAAACTAACTAATACTTTAAAATTATCAACAAAGCCATCACTCTCAACATCTTGACCAACAATATCCAATAAAATATTATTAGTCAACGCTTCAGTAGAGTCTGGTTTAGCATTTACTTTTAGCACTGTTATTGAGTCACTAAGTGTTTTTCCTGTCTTGGGGTCAAATACAGAAGCAGAGTCATCAAATATAAATCTATTTTCTAACACGCTAGCAAAATAATAGTTTAGTGCCCTATAAGTAATAGTGTAAATTGCGCCGTCAGTGGTGAATTGTATTAACCAACTTGCATCATTTCCTAATCCATCTGTGCTTTGAGCATGACTAGAAGAATATTCTGCATTCTCGTCAAGATTGTCAGTTGAAATAATATACCAAGTATGATTAGAGTTATTATAACCAAGACCAAAGTTTCTATATACAGAAATTTGATCAATTATATCTTGCACTAATGCACTAGGCAAATCTAAAATAAATTTAGGGATAACTTTTATTAGTAATGCCTCAGATGGAATAAACTCATTTAATGTTACCGGACCAGTACCATCATTGAGATTACCTGTTCCAAAGTTTGTACCATCAAGTGTTAATTCTGTAATAGTACTCCACAAGTATAATTTTTCATTAACTTTAGATGGACTACCTGACACTAATCTATTATTAGCATCAAAGAAAAATCCAGTGGGTGCACCAAATTTTAATAACGCACTCTGGTCAGCATATTTTGTATTACTAGAAGATTGTTCACCAATCGGCATTACGCCAAGTGAATCAACATTCTGAAAATAGCCTGTTGTCTGATTTACTATTGCTGTACTCTGATGCCACTTAACATCAGTATATGAATAGCGATTAAATTTTGAATAATAAAAATGGGTCATTTGTCTTGATTTAATAATTGGCTGTACTTTACTATTAATCACAGTTGCAATGTCATTAGTATCAATAAAAGTAAATGTTGTTGTAGGTGTTGTTAGAGTTTCATATAGCATGCCATCTTGACAAAAACTATTTGTTGACGAATATTTTCCAGTCGGATCTAATAAATCCAATTGTCTATTAATACCCACAGACGCTCTAGCAACTGCTTTAGATTTTAGTATACTGGTATATTGAGTAAACGGAAAGTTATTATAGTCTTCGCCGTTAACCATTCGATTTTGTGTGTAAAATCTTGCTGGTGCACGTTCTTTAATTTCATTAATTGTTTCTCTTGATTTAGCATTAGAGATTGGTGTCTGTAGGCCTAAAGTAACAGTTAATGTTTCAATGCGACCATGGCGGCTAACATAAGAAATTGGAAGTTGTACACTTTGGATTTCACTAGGGTTAATTACATATTCTAATCCGTTACTGGCTCTAGTGTATAATCTAAAATTACCTAATGGGATCTGAGAAAATACACCATCACCAAATATTAAATCAATTTGGTCATTGGCTCTAGAATTTACTGAATAAACGTTGCGCTGAGCACTTAATTCTGTTACAGAAGAGTCAGTAGCATAGATATTTTCAATTTGTTTCCACTCTGTTTCAATCTCACCATTTGTTTTAAGTTTGAATAAAGAAATATCATCATTGTTTACACCGTCAACGTTAACGCTAATTTTTCTATTAGTAATTTTATCTGCTATATTAAAATCTTGAGTAATTGTAGTACCTTGTTTAAATTGAAAGAAATACCCTGTGCTTTCTGAGCCGTACCCTAGCTTGTCGTTACGATATAAAATATTAAATTCACCGTTAGGTTTTACTGCCGGCTCATAAATGTAGGATTTACCCACACTAGAAGATGATGTTATTTCAAATGACATATTTGTGCCGTTTACTTCTGTAGTAAACGATGCTATTGGCAGTGAGTTTGGTAATACATTGATCTGATATTCATCATTTGTTACTCCAAGAATTTCTTGACTATTACCTGATCGGCCAATACGTTGACTATCAATTAAGGTAGCATTTATAATTGATGAAAATTGTTCAACCCAGTCTGGATTTGTGACATCGTTCCAGAGAACCGTAACACTAGCTAAACTAAATCCGTTAAAATCTAAAACATTTTCTGTGGTATTAACAGAAAGAACTTTAAGAAATCCACGAGCATTTAAATTACGTTTAGGACTATATCCAATTAGATTAGCAAGTTTTATTACAGAGTCTCGACGTTCAGCAGTGTCTAAAAAGTTTTCTCTGGTGTTTAGATCGTTGCGGAAAGCCAAACTTTGACCCATAAAAGCCATAAGATCTAATAATGCAACAAACTCACTAGATTCAGTAAAATCGTTAAATGTTTCTGGATAGTATAATTTTAAATAATCAACAAAACTCTTCCGAAGAGTTTCAAAATCGTAACTCTGGAAGTCTGCTTCTTTATAAGTTTGGTATATTCGTTTCCAATCTTCAGCACCAAATATAGCCGTTTGTCTAGTGGTTTTAGCCATTGTTCCCTTGCCTTCTTTTTATCTTGTATTTATTTTAATAATAAACTGACCAGTTTACATTAACCGCACAGATTGGTTATTAGGAGTAAAAAATAATTTAAGTAACTCGGTCTCGTTTGATGGAACTATTGTTACTACTATCTCAACTAACAATCCATTCCCTTCAGGAAAATATTCTGTGCTTTCAACTTTAACTCTAGGATCTTGTTCTACTGTTCTTTTTATTTCTCGATCAATGCCAGACAATGTTTCTTTTGTTAAGTTTTCATAAACATAATTCCAAATAGCTGAGCCGTATGTGGGGTTATTTAATTTCTCACCTTGTTTTATGCCAAAGGAGTTGAGAATATCTCTGATAATTAAATTTCTGTCTTCAAGACGAAATTTTTTATCTTTATCTATTGTACTGTATCCGTAAAAGGTTGCCATAGTCTAGTATTTAATCCTATTAGGATTATGTACGTGTACTCCTTGTTGGTGTATATATTGGGGTTGGTACTTTATCACTTCCAATTACTGCTTTTAAAGCTTGGTCAACTCCGGCGCGAAGTGTAGTATTTGAATATGCGCCCGGGGTAGAATAGGTTAAATCTGTTGAGGAAATTTTACTATTAACCATAGTCACGGCAAATTGTGCATTTCTAGCTGTTTGTTTAATTTGATCTAATAGTGCTGGATCATCGGATGTGCCTTTTAACCAATCACCAACTGCCGACAAACCATGAACTGAGGTAGCTTGAACTAATGCTGCCACATCTGCAGGATTTTCTGTACCGGTAACAATGCTATTGTTTTGTAATTCCCCAAGGCTTCTTATAAAGATATCACTTTGTGCTTGCGTTTGCAAGTCACCATCTCCTAAGAATGACCCAAGTTCATCGGCTCCATTTAATCCGGTCCAGACTGATGGATTAGACAATACATTTTTAAATACAGATATTTGCCTGCCTACGGGGTCTGTAATAATTGCAGATAAATTATCTGCTGATAAGAATCTTGATACTGTACCTGGTTTTAGATAGCCACCTAATTCTAAGTTCTCGGCAGTCATTCCAAATACACCAATTCCTTTTTCTGGAGTAATGTCAAATAATCCCTGACCAACATCTTTGGTTAACTGTGCTAACATACCTGTGACTTGATCATTATCGATACTACCAACACTTAATATACTAGGTATTTGTTTAGCAAAATCAACAGGAGTAATCCCAATGGGATTTATTTTTTCTATTGATGTTAATGCTGTTAATACTAGACCAGTTAAACTACCCTGACCTTCGCCACCCACATCCACTGAGTTTTCTGTACCTAAATTATGATATGGCCATGGTTCATGCGATGGTGCTCTACTAACTATACTTTCCAGCGCGCCAAAAGATGTAAACCATCCTTGTTGAGCATTAAAAAATGTGTCACTGACTTTTTGTTTTTTAATGGCCGGAACCATATCTACCGGTAATCCGCCACCTGAGTTCAATCCAATGCAACCACCTTTTAAATCAAGTTGGCTACCACCATCAAAGCTGCCAACCTTACTTGCTTTAAGGGCCAATGTCCCATCAGATCTTACTCCAATATTTTGTTTGCTATACAGCAGTATTGAATTAGTTCCTGACATATTTAATTTAGATTGACTTTCAATATTAACTTCGGCTTTTGCACTTAAATTAATTTTGTTACCGGCATACATATTAATATCTTTATCAGCATGAAGATTAATTGTTCCTTGCGTTCGAACATTTACAGAATTCGTTGAAAATACATCAAGTGTACCTTCTTTACCTAATTCAATCCAGGATTGACCATTGGCATGTATAATGTATATACAATCACCATTATCACTAAGTGAAATCTGATGACCTTTTGCAGTTCTTATTCTAACTAATTGATCGACTCCATCAATATCGCCGTCATCCATAACGATAGTATGTCCACCACGACGACCAATTACTTTAATTTGATCTGGAGTAACTTTACCACTTTGAAGTTTATTTTTAATAGTGCTTTCATCTAACCCGCCTGCGTAAATTGGTTTACCAGGGGTTGATATACCGTATACCGACGATGGGCTTTCTCGTTGACTATTTGATGTTATTGGTCCGCGCACAACGTCATTGATAACCCCTTGTTGAAACATTGTTCCGGCTAATACAGCGTGTACTGGTTTAGATCTATCAAAAAATCTAGGATCATCTAATATTTGTTTGTTCTCTGTGTTAATTTCTGTAACAGGTAATTGCTGAGTATTTTTAAAAAACTCTTGCTGACTGTCATTTCCGCGTTCAAATTTTCTGCTGGCGCCAATTGCAGGTACCATATGATTAAGGCCAGGTTCAGGAACACAACCAACATAATAACCTTGATTTGGGTCACCGGCAACAAAGAAACAAAGCACCCTAGTTCCTATATCAGGCGGAGTGAACCACATGCCGTATGTGTGCTTATTACCAACAAAATCACCGGTGCCTTCTGCTGATCCTGTGTGTTCCGTTGTTCCATAGAAAGGAGGTAGATAATTTACCGTTCTCCAATTACTACTCACATCTTCTTGTGGTCCTTCAAATTCTTGAATATAAACCTGTAGTCTACCTGATCGAATCGAGTCAATATTGTTTTTAACAATTCCAATATAAGGCCCCATTTCTGTGGGCGCACCGCCACGATCAAATTTATAATTTGATGGTCTACCTCGATTTCTTTGTAAATTCTCTGCCATATTTATTTCCTGTTTGTATTATATATTGTTAACTTGACCATGTACTACATTATTCTAATAATCCCTTATTGGATCCTCTGTAATTTCCGGCCCGTCAGATGATATCACCGTTGATGTTGGCTTTCCTAATAATATAGTTGGTGTTGGCGTTATTTCTGAATATGTATTCCACGGGCTGTTTGGGTCACCACTTACTGCTCTAGGAGCCGCCCTTGTTGAGATATCTGCAGGGCTAGTTGGTCGAACATTTACTGCGGTTGTTGCAAACTCTCGTAATAAGCCAATAATAGTCTGAGTAAATTTACCCTGAGAAAACTTGCTAGTTACTCTTACAACTTTATAAATGAGTCCTTTTGCTCCGTTCGTTGCTTCAACTTCTTGAGCTGTTTTAAGTGAAGGATCTAATATTTTACCTTCACCTGTATTAATATCATAGTCTTCCATGGTGTTAAAGTTAACTTCTATCAATGGTTCTGCAGAATCGTAATTTATACTGCCATCTGGTGCAAATGCTTCATATGTTTGACCACCCTCATAAAAAATATCAGTTTGTTGAATATAATCTGGGTCACCTAATATTTGTAAAGTCATCATAGCGAAATCGGAGGCATTATACAGTGTTGCAGCTGCACGTGCTGCTGGGTCGGCAGAATTACCTGCACCACCTTGTTGAGATTCTGCAGCTTTGTGTTGGTATGACCAAGTTGTCATACTTTGTCTATCAGGTGTAAACTTTTGATTAGGTAAAGGAACATTACCATCCATAGTTATATAAAACGCCGCATTTATTTCTTGTTCAAAATTTATAATATCTGAGTTTTTTCCAGTAAACCAATATTGATAAGATTTGTGTATTCCTCTGAACTGTCCTTCATTAAAATAAGCACTATGTGTGTGAAATACTTGCTTTGGGGAAACAACGTAGGTTATTTCATAAGCATAATCTCCACGGGCATCATCCCATTCCAATGGTTTTACCGTTGTTGATATTTTAAACCATTTTAATATAGAGTCACTTACGTTATTAATTTTAACATCGTTAGTGACTGGGTCAATTATAAACTTTTGTTGTTTAGTAATATATTCACTGTTTCTTATCATAAGATCTAAAAGTTGTTGAATCTGTTGACCGGCAGTTATACTAAAAGTTGATGTTGATGTATCCATGTAACCTTTAGATGCCAATGTATTAGAAGCATCTTTTTGAGCAGTGGGTGACATTGGTTTGCGTGTTTTATCAACCGATCCTGGCGCATTAACTAAACACTGTCCTATTCCACTACCTTCAGCAAATTTAACTTTATATACGTCGGCTTGTTTATATGCTCGAGTTTTTACTAAGTCGGCCTGAAGCGCATTTAACGCTTCTATAATTCCTGTTGAAATTCTACTACGTCCACCAACATTAATTGAAGAGAGATGACTTGGAATTGGTACCTCTTGGCCATCAGGGGTACGACCACTGACAGCTTTGGCACTAACAGTTGATAAATCACTCTTACCATTAAATAAATCGTTTAATGTTTGTCCAACTAGCTCAACATTAAACGGAATGGTGGCGCGTTTTTGAGATAGGCCAACTGAGTGTTGAACAACTAGGCCGACACAGTTGTAAGTAACTGCTCCGGCCTTAATTACAGTTTTAATCGTAGCAAACGTAAAAGGAATAAATTTCTCAATGAGGTAACCATCTTTATCACCTGAGGATATAAGTTTTCCTGAATCATCAAAACCTTTAAACCGTACTACTAAGAGATAATGTTGTTTACTAAAATCCTGGAGGCCAAGGCTGTTTACCAGTGTTTTAAGATTTGTTAAAAAAGTAAATCCTGATGGTTCAATAATATCAAAATGCAACAAAGTTGAGTTAACTGGTGCGCGATTAGCTTCCTGAAATAAATGTTCAATTTCTAAATTATTAATATACAAATCTAATTTTAGCGGATCAGTTGCTGTTGTGGGCCCTGCGGCACTGCCCCCTGACTCTAAAATTACTGAGTAGTTTGCTGTGCTTTTATCAGCACTTGCCATCATTCCTATGTATTGCTCAGGTGTTTGTACATATAAACTAATTTTATAAACATAAGAACCTAATCGATTCAATACATTTTTTTGTGGTATAACTTGTTTATTAAAAGCATTTGGAGTTAATATTTCATTGTCTGTATTATTAACAAAACTTGTATCATTATTGTCATTGCCGTTATACCTATCAAGAATGTCTGCTCCGCTATCTTCTCCCGGTGTGGTTCTTAGCTGAGCAGGATTTTCATTAGCATCTTCTTGGATCTGTCTCTTTATCGTATCAAGTTGCGCATTTTTAACAACCATTGGATTTTGAGTCAATGAGTCAGAATTATATGCATCTTGTGAATTTCTAACTATTTGTCCAGCACTGTTTATTTGTCCGGCACCTTCACTGTCTATTTGTGACAGTCGTCCATTGATATACTCTGTAGATGCCGATTCGGCCTCTAAATTATTTCTTAGCTGATCTAATGTATTTTCTGTTATAGTTCTTGCTTGTCTTAACTGTGAAATAGAATTGCTTACCGATTCGGGATATAACTGGGTAGCCGCAATATTAAGTTGTTCACTATTTAAATAATTGTTAATAGTGGAAAGGTGTTGAACTACTTGCTTTTCAGTTGGTGATTCTGCAGCATTTAATTGCTGGGCAATTGATAATAATTCTGTTGCCCTATTTTGAATTGCAATTTCATCAATTGCCATATTAGATTCCTAATGCGGCCTTTAACGTAGATATTTTTGGAAGATATATTTTTATGCCTGTTTTAAAATCATAAATTGGGTCAATTAATGTATTTGGGTTTCTTATAGCAAACACCCACCAAAGTCCAGGATTGTCATATAAGTCATGAGCCAACATATCTGGCCTATATTGATATGTTTCATTGATAGTAATAATCTGATCGCTAGAGAGCTTAGGAATTCTGCGAGTATTCATAATATCTAAAAAATTATCTGATATTTCTGTAGTAAAATAAGGACTTGCTGCAGAATATTTAACTGAAGTGACCATTACCATATTCCTCTTCTTAATCCAGCACCGCTGGCATATTTCTCAAGACTAAATTCATTACTTTGTTTATATCTATTTACTATTGGAATTAATGTCAATGTTAATTCAATTACTGTAGGGACGTATGAACTTTCTTCATTGCCAAGATTTGTATTTGCTCCCATATATGTCTGTTCTGCACCTTTAGTTGTGCCTATACTAAACAATCGTTGTAAGGGTGTTTGATATCCTACTAATTTAGGTCTTGCAACAGCTGATGTTATGGATCCACCAGGCGAAGTTCTAATGTAATTAACACCGTCAGGTAACGTATAGTTAAATGAGTTAACAACGCAACTATGTTCATTGAATTGATCCGGGCCAAACCCTGACAAATAAACCAATGGCGGTGGCGTTCCATTCTTAACACCGTCTTGACCATAAAACATTTTTGTGGTACATTTAAAAAAGTGCATAACTGCCTGAAGGTAGTCTGCCTCACTAGTACTTTGCGCTGTGAATTTTGCATTTATCTGAATATCTGAAATTTCACTACCACTGTAAAAATACGCCGGATAGTTGCTATGGACTAAATCCGTTTTAGCATAATTTGCTCTATGATTGACCTGCACTGTTGGCGTATACGGAAATATTACTCCGTCTGTTTCTATTAACGGACTTAATATCCCAGGGTCAGCGCCGGCATACAATACTTCACTTTGTGGGCCTAATCTTAATCTAACACGCCAATCATCTCCGGTGGCTCGACCCAGTCTTTGTGCCACTACCTCAACCTTGGGTATTGTTCCAAGTGATATCTCAGATCCTGAATTTAAAATATCAGGGATAACAGGCCCGTCTTCGTATGTACCGTACGGGCTATTTGGATTTTGTGAGACAGCCACTGGTCCTGAATTTAAAGGTTCTTCTAGGATAATAGGGATGTCTTCTAATGTAGAGACGGCTACAGGTTCTTCTATAGGAACCGGGTTATCTATTGTGGCCATAAGTTTTCCAATGTTATGAATATTCTTTATAATATTTACCTAAAAAATTAACACCCTAGTTAATAGATGTTAGTAACCAAAATAGTTGCTCTCTGGCTAATACATTGTATAATTAATTGTATACAGGAGAACATCAGTGTCACTCATCCCTTCAACTAAAAAAGTAAATTATTTAAATAATAGAGACATATTAAAAGAAATTCATAAAAGCAAAACAACATACTGTGCGTTCATTGACCGAACAACAGATAGTCAATACGATGCTATTGTTGCAGACTTATCTAAAGTTAATAAAGCCCGGATTAAAGAAGCACGTGAAGCTAAGATAGATAGACATAAAAGAGAAACAGGGGTAGTATTAAAACCAAGTCAAATACCTATAACTGATCTTGTATTTAGATTAATGACTTGGGATCATATTCCAATGGTTCCGAAAAAGCCAACAAAGGCTCAGATAAAACAACGTGCTAAATTAGAAGAAATATTTGACGATGTCACTGATGATGACCGTGAAGAAGAAGACTATGGTATATCGGACGAGGTTCATCAGAAGGTTAATTTTCCTCCATTTCAACATTATAAACTTAAAGAAGATGCCGAAACACTTTACCTAGTAGGTAAAAGCCATTGGGAAGGTGATTTAGATAGTGGTCATTTTAGCAAGGACCACGGCGCAATGACTCCAAAATTAGCACACATGTTTATTAAATTATGTGAACGCTATGCTACTAGATCTAACTGGCGAGGATATACATATAATGAAGAAATGCGTGGGCAGGCATTATTACAATTAAGCCAAATTGGACTACAGTTTGATGAAAGTAAAAGTTCAAACCCATTTGCGTATTACACTGCTGCAATTACAAACAGCTTTACTCGTGTATTAAACATTGAGAAGAAGATGCAGAATATTCGTGACGATATTTTAGAGATGAATGGATTAAATCCAAGTTGGACCAGGCAGAATTCTGGTGTTAATCCCAATGATCCTAGGTCATCTGGAAAAGTAACTATAATATCACCCAATGATGCTGTGTCTCCGGAGAGTAATGTTTAATAATGTTGTCAAAATATTAGACTTTAGTAACTATAAGTTGTTATAATAATATATGGCAAATTTATTTAAAAAAGCAGCAATTCTCACAGACATTCATTTTGGATTAAAATCTAACAGTCTTCTACATAACGAAGATTGTTCAAATTTTATTAATTGGTTTGTAGAGAAAGCCAAAGAAGAAGGATGTGACACCTGTATTATGATGGGTGATTGGCATAATAATCGGGCAGCCATTAATATTGTCACGCTAAACTATAGTCTTCGCGCACTAGAAACGTTAGGAAAGTCGTTTGATCGTGTGTTCTTTATTCCGGGAAATCACGATTTATATTATCGCGACAAGCGTGATATACAATCAGCAGAGTGGGCCCGACATATACCAAATATTGAGATTATTAACGATTTCTATCAAGAAGGTGATGTAAGTATTGTTCCTTGGTTAGTTGGTGATGATCATAAGAAAATACCAAAAATTAATGCAAAATATATGTTTGGTCACTTTGAATTACCACATTTTTATATGAATGCTATGGTTGCTATGCCTGACACTGGAGAAATACAGCGAGAGGATTTTAGAGGAGTCGAATCGGTATTTTCAGGACACTTCCATAAACGCCAAGTACACAAAAACATTACCTACGTTGGCAATGTATTTCCACACAATTATGCTGATGCTGGTGATGATGACCGTGGTATGATGATATTAGAGTGGGGGAACGCTCCTGTTTTTTATTCCTGGCCAGACCAACCTAGATATCGCGTATATAATTTAAGTGACGCATTAGGTACACCAGAAAAATTATTACTGCCGGGCATGCATACCAGAATTAATATTGATGTTGATATTAGTTACGAAGAGGCTAGTTATATTAGAGAAACATTTGTTGACACATACAAACTTCGTGAACTAACATTAATTCCAATTAAAAATGTAGACCTAAATCAAAATGTTGCAGTTGGCAATATTACATTTGAAAGTGTTGATACTATTGTGACTAATCAATTAACTAATATTAATAGTGAGCAATATGATCCAAATTTATTATTAGATATATACAGGCATCTATAATTTGTTTAAAATAAAAACCCTCACAGTGAAAAATTTTATGAGCGTGGGCAATGCGACTCAGGCTATTAATTTTGATCGATCCGACCTAACATTAGTATTGGGTATTAATATTGATCTTGGCGGTGATGATAGTGGAGCACGTAACGGAACAGGCAAAACTACTATTATTAATGCCTTATCATATGCATTGTACGGGCAGGCGCTAACCAATATCAAACGTGATAATTTAATTAACAAAACTAATAGCAAAGGTATGTTAGTTACCTGTGAGTTTGAATATAATAATCAATCTTATAAAATTGAGCGTGGCAGAAAGCCTAACACAATGAAATTTTTTGTAGGAGACGAAGAGCAAGAAATTACTGATGAGGCCTAGGGTGACAGTAGAGAAACCCAAGCTGAAATAGAACGTATGTTAGGAATGAGTCACGAAATGTTCAAACATATTGTGGCGTTAAATACTTACACTGAGCCATTTCTTAATCTAAAGGCCAATGATCAGAGAGCAATTATCGAGCAATTATTAGGAATTACTTTACTAAGTGAGAAAGCAGAAAAACTTAAAGAACAATTAAAGAATACAAAAGATTCTATACAGCAGGAAGAGTTTAATATTAAAGCAATACAGGATGCCAATGAACGTATTAAAGAGCAAATTGAGGCGCTAAAGCGCAGACAATTGTTATGGGGCACTAAACACTTAGAAGATATTAATCAACTTGATTTAGCGTTATCTGAATTAAAAAAACTTGATATTGAACAAGAACTTTTATTACACACTGCATTAACAAAATACCTTCAACAAATTAAAGATATCAATGACATTGACTCTGCTATATTGCGATGTAAACAGGACCTATCCAGAGAAGTCAATGATGTTGCTAACCTTACCAGTGATATCGCATTATTACGTAGTCATAAATGTAATACGTGTGGCCAAGAATTACACGATGATAAAAATGCTGAACTATTAGCTGTTAAAGAAAATAAGTTGCGTGATGCTGAAGTACAGCAAGGCATATATAAAACTCAGCTCGACCAGCTTCAGACTGCTAGAGTGTCATTGGGAGAAATTGATAAAAAGCCAATGACTTATTATAGTAAAGAGAGTGATGCATTTGAACACAAAGGACTTATTACTAGCACAGAAGCACAACTAGCCGCAAAGCATTTAGAACAAGATCCTTATAGCGAACAGATTGATGAAATGATTAAGACTGCATTAGCAGACATAAACTATAATAATATGAATGCGTTGGTTCGAACAAGGGACCATCAGGATTTTTTATTAAAACTCTTAACTAATAAAGATTCATTTATACGTAAACGAATAATTGATCAAAACTTAAATTATTTAAATTCAAGGCTAAGCCAATACCTTGATAGAATTGGGCTACCACATACTGTTACTTTCCTTAATGATCTTACTGTTGAAATTACTGAGCTTGGCAGAGAATTAGATTTTGATAATTTAAGTAGAGGTGAGCGCAATCGATTAATTTTAAGCCTGAGCTGGGCATTCCGTGATGTATATGAAAGTTTTTACGAGCCTATTAATTTATTGTTCATTGATGAATTAATTGATTCGGGTATGGATTCTAGTGGTGTTGAAAACTCATTGGGGATTCTTAAAAAAATGAGTCGTGAACACAACAAATCAATTTGGCTAGTATCACACAAAGATGAATTAGCAGGTAGAGTAAACAATGTAATGACTGTAACTAAGGAAAACGGCTTTACTTCTTACGGTACTGATGTAGATTTGGTATAAATTTTCCACCCCACGACTACTCTAACTAACTATGAGTATGTCATATGATTATCCCTGGATTTATAACGAAACTGTTTTTAATTCTGAAAATATCAATGACTACTACGGGTTTATATATAGAATAACCAATACTGTTAACGGTTATGATTATGTTGGTCGTAAATATTTCAAAACCATTAAGAAAAGACCGCCCTTAAAGGGCAAAAAAAACAAGCGTAAAGAAACTATCGAAACCGATTGGAAAGAATATTGGGGATCAAGCCCAAGACTGGCAGCGGATATAGAGAAATTAGGTAAAGATAAGTTTGTTCGCACTATTATACATCTATGTAATAGTCGCGGCGAAACTAATTATATGGAAGCCTATTACCAGTTCAAAGAAAATGTACTATTGAGAGAAGACAACTACAATGGTATTATACAGCTTAGATTAGGAAAAAATTCTGTTAAAAATTTAGTAATAAAAGAATAAATCAGTCAATGATGCAGATGTATTTCTGTGTCCTGAGGAGATGGTAGGTTATGC